ATTAATTTAGTTTTTACAGAAGTGTCATTCCATTTTTGTATTATTGTGTCTCTTAAGTCTTGAATCATGAGATCCTCCTCTTTTTTTTCTTCTTAGAAGCACCCGCCTCACTAAGTGCGATAGCGATTGCTTGCTTTTTACTTACCACTTTTTTATTGGATTTACCAGATTTTAGTTTTCCTTTTTTGAACTCCTTCATAACAAAGGAAATTTTATCTTCTTTTTTACTCATTTATAAGTTTTCCTAATTCTAATATTGATCGCACATAATAGTTTATATTTGAAAGCCCGTCTACTTTCCTTTTAGTTTTATTGTCAATAAGACTAAATGTTTCTTCAGGATGTATTAAAAAACTGTAGTCTATAGTCAATTCTTCTCCTTTAGGAATATCTTTGTTAGCAAAACAAACACCAAAAAAATACAGCATATTAGGACTAAATGAATGGTTTATATAACTATCTCTAGTTATTTCATCTGACGAAATAAAGTAATCTTCCACCCATCTACAGGCAGTTCTATTAAAATGTTCACTTGGGACTATATTATCAATGTGTGTAATAGTTGTGTCCTCATCAACAAAAATAGAAATTATCTCTCCTTTAGGGATAATTTCCCCTGCAAATAAACCGTAATTACTTATGTTTGATTTTTTTATGTCTGTTTTAAATTTGAACATTCAGAGTTTAATTTATCCATGACATCATCGTAGAACTTATGATCTAGAGGGTCATTTGGTGAAACTCCATTATAATCAGTAAACTCTATGCCTTTAATAAAGATTCTATTATCACTTGTGTTCATAGTATAAACTTTCTCAACTTTATCTGTTCTTACGCCGTGTCTACTATTTTCTACTTCAACCCATCTATTATCTTCTTTAACAAAGTGAGAACCAGAAACTTCAACACCTTTATAGTTATAAATAACTTCTGGTAAACCAACCATAGTCATTCCAACTAAGCCACCTTTAGTTTTGTCTCCTACTTCAACTGTTTCAATAGCTTTAGTACTTCCATCTAACATCTCTATAGGGGTACCTTTAACGAAACAGCTCTTATTATGTACAAGATAGTCATCTGCATAATAAGTGTTGTCTCCATCTAGGTGTAAATTATAAACAGTATCTTCAGTATTGGCTTCGTGTTTTTCAATAGCCTCAACTTTTTTCTCACCATCTTTAGTAGTTAGAATGTCTCCTATATCTAATTTAGAAACTTCTAAATCTAAACCTTCTTCTTTTGTGGCTTCTGGATCAATTGATCTCCATCCTTCTCTAGTTTTGAAAGGATGTCCAGGAGTTACGAATGCTTCACTATCGTTAATAGAGTATAAAGTTCCTCCCTCTAGTTTAGGAGTTATACGTTCTACTACTTTGTTTATAGAAGTTTCTCCTTTTAACTCTTCCCCTATTTCTACTTCTTCAATATTTTTAGTAGTGCCATCTTTTAACACAACATCAGTTCCAGCAATAAAGCATCCTTTATTGTGCACCACATATTTATCAGCTATGTATGAATTATCATTTGAAACATGGAAGTTGTATAAAGGCATTCCAGGATCATTTATTTCTTTTGATTTAATATCTGTAATTTCAACTGAACCAGTTTCTGTTACAAGTTTGTCACCAACTTTTAATTCACCTTCTAATTGGTTATAAAGTTCAACGCCATCACGTTCTTTTGTTTTTTCTGGTTTAATTGATTTCCATCCTTCTTCAGTCATAAATGGATGTTCTGAAGTAAAGAAGTAGTGTTCGTTATCATTAAATGAATATAATTTTCTCTCATCTAGTAGAGTTGGATCTAGAGCAATAACTTTATTATCTCCGTTTTGTCCTTTAACCATATCTTCAACTACAATATCTTCAATATTTTTATCTGTACCATCTGCCATACTGACTTTAGTACCTGCAATAAAGCAACTACCTTTACCTTTACCATATCCTACTACACCGGTTTTACTTCTTACTGGGCCGTGTTTGCTCGATACAGCTCCTTTAAATCCTCTAGATTGAGCAGATGTATTAGCTGTCCTCTGCGCAACAGCTTTATTATTAGCTGCTATTGATTGAGCGGTTGGGGCATTTGCTGCCATAGCTGCATTTGCATGATGAGATGTTACATTTGATGGAGCTTGAGACGCTGCCATAGCTTGATTAGCATGATGAGATGTTACATTCGTATTTGCAGGATTATTTGCATTATATGCTCCTAAACCTAAATTAGAAGGTGCAGCTGCTGCTGCGGCTTGTGCTGCACTAAACCCAGTATCACCTAAGTTTGCGGGCATTCCTGCTGCTGCCATAGCTGCATTTGGATGATTAGACGTTACATTCTGGCTTGCATGATGCGCTTGTAGACCTAAATTTGCTGGCATTGATTGAGCTGCCATAGCTGGATTTGGATGATTAGACGTTACATTCTGGTTTGCATAATGTGCTTGTAGACCTAAATTTGCTGGCATTGCGTCTTCTGCATTATATGAATGTAGACCTAAATTTGCTGGCATTGGTTGAGCTGCCATAGCTGGATTTGGATGATTAGACGTTACATTTTGGTTTGCATAATGTGCTTGTAAACCTAAATTTGCTGGCATTGGTTGAGCTGCCATAGCTGGATTTGGATGACTAGTCGAATAATTTTGTGCCATAGCTAGATTTGGATGACTAGTCGAATAATTTTGTGCCATAGATAGATTTGGATGACTAGATGTATAATTAGTTTGTGTAGCATTACCTGGTTGAACGTTACCTGCAATCGCATTTTCTTGCGCTGTTGTCATTGAAGGTGGATGTATACCTGTTGGTGATAAACTTCCTAATGTTGGGTCAGTTGCTGATGGTTGATTATAACCCATTATAGCTCCCCATAAACTTGGAACCATTTGACTAAAATCATATGCACTTTGTAGCATAGCGGGAGCTGGGTCACCAACGTTAATAGACGTTACATTACTTGGAACATGAGAAGCAATCATATTACCTTGAGCATCAATTCCATATCCCATTTGATTGACTCCAACTGTATGTCCGAATGAATCTGTAGTAGTACCTCCGTCAGTAGGTCCAGCACCACTATGTCCTCCGGCATTATTTCCAAATTGTAAAGGTTGGGCTGATCCTAGTATAGGGGGTGGGGTATTCAGAACTTCTTCTGGAGTACTTCCTAAAATATTTCCAGGATCTGTCGTAGTAGTTCCTGTTGTGTCGTCACCAGTGATACCTGGTAGTGAACTTAAAGTAGGATTATTAAACTGACTGTAATATTGATTGGCGTAAGTTGGAGACATAAATTGTGTCCACGGTATCCCACCTGTTTGTAGTCCTACTCGGCCGCCTGTAGCATATCCTCTTTCATCTACATATCGTCCAGCAATAGAACCATGATGGTCGTCTTCCCTATACCAGTAAGGGTAATCTTCTACGTCTATATCCATATCCTGATCTAACATGTTTATCTCTCTTTGTCTATCGATAGAACCTAATTGATCTCCTTCATGAAGAAAATCTTCACTCTGAAAGAAAGTGTTCTCATCCATAGCTGGTCCGTATCTAGGATCATCAACAGCTTCTGAAGCTGTCGGTATTGTCTCTGACGTATCCATCGCAATAGCAATAGGTAAGGTATATGGGTTCATATACATTAAATTTTTTGCACCTGTTTTAGCTGCATCCCATTTATTATTCTTCACATAATCTTCAAAACTGTCCTTGCCTCCCCATGTATCAGGATTACCCACAAACCAATTGCTTCCACCTTTAATTCCACCTTTAATTAGGTTTCCAGCCCCACTAAAAATATTAGCCTCATCTAATCCAAAGCCACCAAGTGGATTTTCAAAACTAAATCCTTCTTTGCCTCCAAAACCATAAAAGGCTGGATTTATTGCGTCACCCCAACTAAATTGAGTTTCATCTGCTCTAGGAGAACCAGAAAATTTACCTGTGTCTACATCTACACCGGAAGGTCCTGTTAAAGGAGCTAGGCGTTGTGCGGCTTCAAAGTCTGCCAATGCTGCCGCTGATTCTTCATTATTTAATGTTGCGGCATCAGCATCCAAGCTAGCTAAGTATGCTTCAAATGGATCTGCTTCCTCTTCTTCTGGATTAAGAAGATTTCTTAATGACGCTATTGAATCTGAAAAACTACTTTTGTTATTTTCTGCATCTAAAGCTCGTTGATACTTTACATCATCTAAAAGAGCAGCGGATTTTGCTCCTTCTGCACCAATAGACGTCCAAGGAGAAGAAGCTGGGCCCAGGCCACTGTAATCAGCAATACCTACATCAGGTCCCCATAAACTTTTCATCAGTCACTCCTTTTTTCTAGAATACTTGCTTTCATTTCTTTTATGCCATCTTTAGCTAAAGAAACGGAAGCTCTAAGTTTAGCATGATCATCAGCCTGCTCGAGTTTATCTTCTGCTATCTCTTTTGCTTGAAGCATTTTAACTCGTTCTAGACTTAATTTTTCTTCTGCTTGTTGTTGTTGAGCTTGGTCTTCTTGTGCTTTAATATCAAGTTCTCTATCTTTTAATTTCAATAAAGGATCACCTTCTATTTGATTAAGAATTTCTTTTTCAGCTTTAGAATAATCTTCCATAAACTCTGCAATTAAAGTTGACTTACGTGCTTCAATTGCAACTTGTAAATTAGCCGCTTGCTCTTGTATCTGTTGTACCTGAGGAGGCATTTGAGCTTGTGGGTTTTGTTGTTGCTGTTGCAGCATAGGTTGTATCTGTTGTTGTAATTGTTTCATCTTTTCCATCTCTTGTTGATACTCTACCTCAACATGTTCTTGAGCCATTAACACAATATGCTCCATACAGTTCTGTTGTAAAATTCCTAAAGCTTGTGGATTGTTTCTACAAATAGTAGTACCCATAAACAACAAGTGTGATTTCATATGTGCTTGATGATCTTGTTTAGGGAATGCTTGAATCTTTTTACCATTCAACCCTAAAATATTTTCTGTTCCAGGATCCATCGCTTGTGGTGGTGGAGGTGGTGGTAAAACTTGATCAATATCTTTTACACCCAATGCTTCATATATATGTCGGTATGCATGATAAACATTATGTAACCCAGGATTAGACATTGCAATTTGTAGTTCACTTTGTGCAATAGCAATTCTTTGTGTCTGCGAGAATATATTAGGATCTGCTACAGGAACGATATCTATCTTTTCATCAAAGTCAGTTTTAAATATTTCCTGCTGGCCACCTACAATATCGTATGGATACATTCCAGGTAAATAAGTAACAAAACATTTCTCAAGTAACATGAACTCACATTTCATTGCTGCATAAATTCTTTTGTGTATCGCAGACATAACCCGCGATCCGCGCTCCAAGAGCGCAACAGTAGTGCCCACGGCTGCCGATTGGTTGCCGTCGCCCACTTGTAGATCAGCTATACTCGCGAACCGCTGACCTGCGGCTACGACTGTTCCCATTAACTGAAGTAATGTCTGATCTGGACCTTTAAATGGTAAAGGCATAAATGCATCTTTAAGATTTCCACCAGGAGCATCTACGTCACGGAACTCGCCCGGCTGCAACGGTTGAGCTTCGTCTCTGACGCGGATGCCTCGCATTTTGAATCCGGCTGGTAAGTTTGACAAGGTGCCGGCGTCAAGAAGTTGTCTTAGTGCTGCTGTTGCAGTGCGAGACAAGCCGCCGATCATGTGTATTAAGCCGAACCCGTAAAATCCGAGTCCTGGTAGAAATTTAAAGTGGACAAAATAATCTTTTCGCTTTTTAGTCTGATCTTGTTCAGACCAGTTTCTTTTTATGCTTAAGATTTCCCCTGAACCTTCATCCAAAGTTACTATGTAAGGAAACTTGATTCCAGAAGACTCTTGAGTCTCAGGATTAATATCTTCAAAGCCTTCTATTTCTAAATGTATATGAGCTTCTAGTATTGTGAATATTTCATTTTTCTCAGGATCAACGCCTTCTAATTCATCTTTTTTTTCTTCAATAGAACTTGAAACAACAGCTGTAGAACCGTCGCCTAAATCTATATCACGATACACACCAGCAAGTTGCTGAGTTCTTAAATCGTTTTTAGTCATACTAATTTTATGAATAATACATTCAGTATCATCTAGCGAAGTTGAATTATATGGGACATATAAATCTTCTGCTGGAACGAATTTAGAAACACATCTTCCAAGAACTGCATCATAATAAACTTTTTTAAATGTAGATCCTGATAGAGGTAAATTAAATAACATTTGATCGAATTCAGGCTCATATTCCTTCATATTTATCATTAATTGATAATTCATGAATTCTTTTACACGCCTTGCCTGTTTTACTTTTTCAGGAGTTTCTAAACCAATAATCTGAGTTCTTACTGGGCCTCCTGCTGGCAATAACTCTTTATAAGCTAAAGCTTGAAACTGTGTGACTGCTTCTGCTAAAACTGGGTGTGTGGCGCCACTTGCTCCTTGAAATGGCTCAGTTCTATCGTCATATTTAAACCCAAGTAAGTCAAGTCCATTAGTGTAAGTTTTCTCCCAATCGCCTCTAGAAGATTGACAATCTTCATACGCTTCTTGAATATCGTTTGATACTGAATTAAGAACATTATCATCTAAAGCTTCTGCTAAGTTTTCTTGGTGACCTGCATACCCCTCTTGTTGTTGTGGTTGACCAAAATTTATATCAGCTCCGCCATCCTCTAACATATCAACATTAGGTTCTATTGGCTCTTCTGCTTCTAGTTCTACATCTTCGTCATAAACTGTTTGTGAGTCTTTTAACTCATCAATAGGTTCATCCGGTATTGCTCTTTTATCTATTGCCATTATTTTCTCCTAAATAAACTTCCTACTCCAACTTGTCCACCTTTTTGAAAAGGATCAATTCTCGAAGTTTGTGGACCTACCAACTGTATGTCTTCAAATCTTGTTGGTCCTCCACCCTGATTTGTTCTCTCTACTCCTTTACCACTTGGATAAATAAATCTATCAGAAAACCAATCACCAGTGTCAACTGTGTCGTGCATTAGTGATCTTCCTGAACGTGGATCTGTGTTTTTAAATTTACTTGTAAAAAGGTTTTTAACTGTCTCATAATCATCAAGCTCATGTGGTGAGTGTTTTTTGCTACCTTTTTTGAATTCATGTTCTACAATCTTTTCTATAACTCCACTCATAAGATTTGGTTGAAAATCTGAAAAATCTGAATCACCCCACGTATATTCACCAACATTATCTGAACCACCTTTTGCAAAACCAACTCTTCCACCAGTTGCAAAATCTCCAGCATTTGGATCTTCTCTAAGCATTTGTTCTAACCAAGCATCGAATCCTTCTGGATCCTCGTCTGCCATTTTTTGCGCTTTTGGATTGTCCCAAAGAGTCTGCGCTCTTAGTTTTTCTTTTTGGATTAGTTTTAAAAAAAGTTGTTTCTGTTGATCAGTATAACGAGTAGCATTTTGTATCGAATCTTCTAATGCATGAATTGCCTCTAACTCTGTATTTGGGTCTCTAATAATATTTTTTATTTGTTCCATATCACCGATCGCTGCTGGGTTTTGTCCTAAAGGTAATTTAGGCTCCAATAATTGTCTCTCACGTTTAGGATTTAATGCTGTTCCCATCATTTTCTTTAAAAGTCCACCACCCCACATGCCAACGCGGCCACCTACTGCATGCTGAGGTCTAACTAGTTTATTGTACGCGGCTAGAAATCTTTGGAGCGCGACTCGGGGATGAACTCCTTCATCCATCTCTCTTACCATATCGTCGACTAATGCATCTTTAGCATTCATTTCACCTAATTTAAATTCAGCTTCTGTCATCATAGTTTTTGATTTATCTTTCATTGCGCGCATCTCAGTAAGCATCTCATTCACTTCTTCATCAATTTTTGAAACTTGCATAATTCCTTCTTCTTTAGGTCTTGCAAAAGCTTCTCTATGCCTTTTTGCA